CGTTGCTCGTGGTCAGCAGCGCAGACACGCGCAGCGCACGCGCGATGCGCCACTCGGCCATCGAGATGAAGTCCGGGATGTTGCTGGTCAGGTCCGAGCGATGCAGGTACGCCGCCACGGACGTGCGCAGCGACGAGTAATCGGTGATCGCCATTAGTAGCCCCTGGAAATGTCGTAGTACGCATCCCAAGCCGGGATGTCACTGATGAGTTGCATCGGCCCGTGCCACCCGACCTTGGACAGTCGATCCAGCGCCGATTCGTATTGCCGCGCCCACATGTCGAGCGCCGCCGTATCACGCGAGAACGAGACCGACTCGATCAGCGCGCCATAGAGGTAGAGGTTCGGCGACTGATCCAGCAGCCAATTCGACGGGGCCGCATCCGACAGCGCCGGAATGCGCCGCTGATAGATCATCTCGACCGTGTATGCCGCGTCAGGCGTCGGATAGACGTGCAGCTCCTGCCCGCTGAACGCGCACACGTCAGGACGGCCCGCAGTGGTCGCCGTCGGGCGCACGTAGGACGCCGCCATGATCGGCAGCGCGCAGCGCCGATCACTCTCGATCAGCGACACGCTGATGGGCGTCATCAGATCGTCAGGCACTGCAATGACCGGATCGCCCGCCGTCAACGTCGCCGGCGACCGCTGCCACAGCGCGCGCATCGTCGTGAGGTCCGACTGCATGCGCCCCTCTGCGAGCGCGATGAAATCGGGAATCAGCGCGGTTGCGTCAGCCCGCTTGAGCCAGCGACCTACAGCGTCGCGCAGTTCGGAATACGTCGTGATTGCCATAGATGGACGGGCGAGGCCCAAAGGCCCCGCCCTGCCTCATCAGCCGTCGGCGTGCAGACGGGCCGCCAGTTGCGGGCGCAGCGTCTTGTAGCCGTACAGCACATCGACACGACACGGGAACGAACGATCGGAGATCGAGAAGTCACGCACCAGCGACATGCTGATGCCGTCGTACACCTCACGCGCCGCGAAATCGACGCCCTTCGGCAGCACGAGGTCGGCGGTCGCGAAGGTGAAGGCGTTTTTATGGAACACCAGATTCGGCGACATCAGTTCGCTCGCACCCGCCGCGACCTTGACCACCGCACCATCAGCCACGAAGCCGCCCGCCGTCACGTTCTGACGACCGCCGCTGGTGTAGATCGCAGGCGAAATCTTCAGATTGCCCGCGCCGCCAACGTAGTCCTCGGTCACCACGAACTGCTGGAGAGCACCAGTCGAGACTTTCGTCTCCGGATGCACGCGGAACGTGCCCGCGAACGTCACCACGTCGCCCGCCTTGAACGTGTTGGCACCCGTCTTGACCGTCACGGTGTACGTGCCGTTGGTCGTCTGGTTGCCGTTCACGGCATAGCCGGTCGTCTTGGCAGACGTGCCGGTCGTGTGCGGGACCAGCAGCGTGTTTTCGTACACGTTGCCGAAACCGGCGGTCATGCCGATTTTGCCCTCGCGGTACTGCTTGGCAATGTTCTCGGACGACTGGAACAGGCCTTTGGTGTCCGTCATGAACTTGACGGCCGCGTCGGTGCTCAGGATCGCAGTGCGCGAGTCCGGGGGCGCGAGGTTGTCGCCCAAGATCTTGCGCCCGCCCAGCAGGGACGACAGCGCGAACGCGGTGGCGTCCTGGTCATAGACGTTGTACACGTCCTTGTACATCGTGAGCGCGTCCGCTTCGATGTTCGCGGCCAGGACCGACATCGCCGGTTCCAGGATGCGGTCGGCGAAGTCATCAATCGACAGGGTGAGTTCCTGCGAAGTGAACGCGAGGTCCACGCCCTTGACGGACGCGACTTGCAGCGTGGTCGAAGCTTCCACCACGTCCTGAATCGGCGAGTCCATCGTGATCCCGCTGCGAACCTTGTACTCGTTCGGCAGGCGAATCTTCAGCGAGTCGCCGATCTTCGCGCCCGACTGAGCGAACGAGTCGTCGTACTGGCGGTTGATCGAGCCGATGAAATTCAGTTTCTGATGCAGGATCGCCAGCGCGCGGCGAGTGACGGCGGTTGCCGTCAGGATGCTGTTGGTCGGCATGATGCTTACCCTTTCTTGGAGCGATGAAAGCGGCGCATCCACTCGTCGATCGGAAGGTCGTCGTGCAGCCCGCCTCGCGGCGCTGCCTTGGACTTCAGAACGGGAATGGGTTTCACCGGCTCAGGGGCCGGCTTTTGCGTCGCGGTCTTGATCGCCTGACGACCGACCATCGCGTCTCGCATCAACCGAACGAACTTCGGGTTGAGCGACTGCGCGAGTTCCTCGACCGAATAGCCGTAGGTGTCGCGCACGAACTGCGATAGCTGGGCGGACCGCTCAGGCGTCCACGATTTCTCGTCCGCTCGCAATGCCTCTTCGGACTCCTGCAGCCGCCTGGCGATGTCTCGCTGCTGCTGCAATCCGCGCTGCTGCTGCGCTTCGGAGATGCGGCCCTGTAGCGCCTGGCGCGCTTGCATGGCCTGCTGGTACTCGATCCACTTCGCCTGAGTGGCGACGGGATCGGTCTGGTTCTCCTGCTGCCAGTTGATGCTTGCGTACCGCTGCAAGACACCATCAACCAACCGCAGGTTCGCAAGGTCGTTCAGATGCGCTTCCTCGACCTGCGCGCGTTGCTGGATTTCGGCCTCTTTGGCCTCCAGGGCGCGCCTCGTTTCGGCGACCTCTTGCGTCTTGCGCGTGTAGTCCTGCTGACGCATCAGCGCGTCTTTCAGTTCCTTGGGAACGGCGTACTTCTTGCCCTCCCAATCGACTTCCTCGACTTCGCTTTCGGCTTCAGCAGTCGCCGCCGTTTCGACTTCCGACTCGTCGTCGGCTTGGTCGTCGTGCGACTCGTTCACGTCCTCGATAGACGTGTCTTCGCTTGCGACTTCCACATCGGGATTGGTCGCGTTTTCTTCGCTCATGGAGCCTCAGAAATGAAAAAAGCCACCCGGAGGTGGCTTGTTGGCGGCGAGGTGCTAGGTCAGTTCGGCATTGCCGGCTGCTGGCCCTGCATCTCGGTGGGCGGCATCGGCGCAGGGCCGGTGCTGATCCCGTTGGGCGCGAGAAGTTCGCGCACCGTTTGTGCTGCAATCGCCGCGACTTGCTCGGGCGACATCGCCTGCGACTGCGCCACTTGCAGGCGCTTGGTCTCGGCGTTGTACTGATCGACCTTCAGCTTTTCGAGTTCGATCGACTTGTCTTGCTCGGCCTGTTGCAGCCGCTGCGCGAGTTGCGTCATCTGCTGCTGCATCTGCTGCATCTGCTGCTGTGCGGCCATCATCTGCGGGTTCTGGCCCTGCACCTGTGGCGGCAGCATTGCGGCCATGCGCTGCGCCACCTGATCCGCGTCAGGCCAGTCCTGCGCCTTGGCGATCAGGTCGCCCAGCAGCGGCCCGGCCTGCGGCACGCTGCGCACGAACTCAGTCATCCCGATGGCCGCCTCCTCACGCCGAGACGTGAACGACGGGCCAGCCTGCACGGTGAGGTCATATTTCCCCGCCGTCAGGTCGAACACGTGCACGATGCCATCCGGCATCTGCTGGGGCGCATTCACGCGCACCGGCTGACCCGTGCGTCCGTCCTCGCCAAGCACGCGCACCATGCGCTCGCCCGAGTACACATGCGGGATCAGGTCCAGCACGATCCGCCCGAGGTGGCGAATCGCGCGCGACAGGTTGTCGATAAAGTGGAAGGTGCTGATGTCGCCCTCGCGCTGCCGGGCCATGATCGCGCGACCGCTCGTCTCGTTGCTGCGCGCGCCAAGCGATGCGTCGTAGATGCCGAGGATCGACTTCATGTCGTCCTGCGCGTTTGCCGCTTCCTGCAACGACGCAGCGTCCGGGCCAGTGAACGGCACACGCTGCGGCGAGACGGAGCCGTCATACTCCAGATAGGCGTGCGAGCGAGTGTTGGCAGTCGCCCACTTCTCCGGGTCCGACTTGGCGAATCCACGCGGACCGATCCACGGCGCTTTCGGTGCAAGCGCGACCAGTTCGGACGACGACGTGCGCCAGAAGTTGAACATCCTTTGCGCGTCTTTCGCCTGATGGATCAGCGAGCGCAGATGCCGCTTGCCCTCGATCACGACATCTTCGCCATACACGGGCACGATCGGGATATAGCGGCCCGGGAAGTCGTTCGACTCCAGTTCCTCGGCACCGGACAGCAGGTGTTGGCGGACCTTGTGCGCCGTACTGTCTCGCTCTCCAACGACCTGCACGCCCATTGCGTACAGCACATCCGCACGCTTGGCGAACTCGTCCGCCGTCAGCGCCATGCCATTCGACAGGCGCAGCAGCTTGACCGGCACTTCCTCGCGCGTCCAGAACTCGGCGATGACGATGCGCTCACTGTCGCGCTCGCCAGCGTCAACAGCGTCGAACGAGGATTTCGCCGCGCCCTTGAAGCGCGCCTCGAACTCCTCCTCATCGAACTCCTCCAGCACGAATGCGGAGTTCCAATCCGAGGAGTCCGCCGCATCACTCGACGGGTCGCCGTAGATCGTGAGCGGGTCGGCAACGCGCTTAATCACGATGTCCTGGTCGAACACGTCATGTCGCGCGTACTCAGTCGCCACGCGCACGTAGCCGATGCCACCAGACACAGCCGTCTCAATCGCCGTGTCGTAGGCGATATCAGCATTGCTCGCGTACTCGATCTGACGAATCAGGCCCGAGATGATTTCAGCCGTGCGCACGTCGCCCGTGTCATCGACCGGGTGAATCTTGATGCTCGGCTTGTTCTGCCGCGCGTCGTTGACCACCTGCCGAATGAACGACGGCATCCGGTTGATGGTCATCACCGGCCTGCCTTCGCGTTCGCGCTGCTTGCGGATCTGCTCGGGCCATTGCTCGCCCAGGCGCGCGAAACGCATGTCCTCGACGTAGGCTTTCCGGTTCTCGGACTCGTGTTCCTGCGCGCGCTCGAAAGCCTCGCGCGCTTCGTGAATGATGTCCTTGTCGCTCATTGTGGGGTCCAGACAGTCGCGCCCGGCGATTGAGCCGACCACGATGCAGCAGAGACGGTTTGCGGCGTCCAGAGAGACGACGACGCGCCCGAATAGTTCAGCGTCGCCCACGTCGCATTGCGCCCGCGCGCGGCAAGATATGCGTCCGCTTCTGCCACGCTCGCGTAGCTGTCCGCGTCCGCGAGTCCTGCGCCGTCTTCGACGATCATTTTTTACGCCCTCACGAGATCTCGCCGGCCTCTGCATGCCCAAGCGCGACCATCCGCTGATACAGCGCGAGCGACAGGTCGTCGCGGCGGGTCAGCCCGGGCATCGGCGACGCGTCCAATACTGCCGCGACATCCTCGGCAGATACATCGACCGTGCGCCGCTCGGTCTCGATGAACGACCCAGCGGCAACGTAACCCTTTCTGAGCGTGACGCTTGCCGTGCCGTCCTCGCGCAGCAGCAGCG